GCCCGCCGCTGGTCTACCGCCAGCGTCTGCCCGATGTCAAATCCGCGACCTCGAAAGCGCCGTACATTCTGCATCAGATCGTCACTGGCGAAGATGAGCAGAAGCCCGGCGAGCCGACGGACAGCAGCGTTGAGGTCCGCTCTCTTTTCTGCGTGTACGGTGAAGACGATCAGGAAGGTGCGCTGCGGCTGCTTACGACGGTCGAGCATTTCCGTCAAGAGCTTCTGATGCACGGCGTAATCGCCAAGCAGTTTGCGCTGGATCTTTCACAGAAGCTGTCCACACTCTACTACACCGACAACACCGCACCGTACTTCTGCGCGGAGCTGGTGTCGGTATGGAAAATCCCCAGTGTCAACAGGGAGGCATTTGCATGGTAAAAGCCAAAGGCAAGGCCGGTGCGAAAAGCGCCGGCTTTTGTATGTACATCGGGCCGAGCATCGTCGGCACGATCCAGCAGGCGCGTATCCTGTACGGTGACAAGCAGGACGCGCTCGCGCAGATCTCGGCAGCGGTTGAGAAATATCCGCTGATTGCCACGCTGGTTATTCCCGGCGATCAGGTGTCCGAGGCAAGAATCAAAGTCAAAACACCCGGTAATCTGCTCTACGTGAATTATCACAAGCTGGCAGACCGGAGAAAGAAGGAGGAGTAACCATTGAAGCATGGCGTATATGTGCGGGAGCAGAAAACGAGCGTTTCGACGCCCGTTGTCGCTGAATCCGGTGTGCCGTTTGTTGTCGGCACAGCACCGGTTCACTCCGCAGAATCCCCGGCCGCGCTCTTTACCCCGGTGCTTTGCACCGACTGGGAAGACGCGGTAAAGAAGCTGGGCTATTCCGACGACTGGAAGACCTACACGATCTGCGAAGCCATGTACTCGCATTTCAAGCTGTTCCAGCGTCAGCCAATCATCTTCTGCAACGTGCTTGATCCGAGCACCAACAAGGAGGCCGTCGCGGGCGCGGAAGTCACCCTTTCCGGCAAGCAGGCAAAGTTGCCGTTCGACGCGATCCTGTCCAGTCTCGTTGTCAAGACGGCATCTTCGTCCGAATCGCCGCTTGTCAAAGACACGGACTATGCCGCGTACTACTCGGACGGCAACCTTATCGTCGAGACGATCGAGGACGGCGCAGCCAAGGCCGCGACCAAGCTGTATATCAGCTACGACAAGATCAAGACCGCCGACATCGGCGATGATGACATCGTCAAGGGCATCGAAGCCATCGACCTTTGCATGGCAACCGTCAGCACCACGCCCGACCTCATTATCGCGCCCGGATGGTCGCATACCAGCACGGTGCAGGCCGTCATGGCGGCGAAGGCCGAAGTCATCAACGGCATTCTCGGCGCAAAGTCCATCTGCGATATTGACTGCTCCGCCAGCGGCGCGCGCAGCTATGATGCCGTCGCCGCGAAGAAGTCCGCGACGAACCTGATCGACCCGGCTCAGATTGCAGTCTGGCCGCAGGTGAAGCTCGGCAGCAAGCAGTTCCATCTCTCCACCCAGCTCGCGGGCCTGATGGCGAAGGTGGACAGCGGCAACGACGGTGTGCCGTATGAATCGCCCTCTAATAAGGCTCTCCAGTGCGACGGCGCTTGCCTGGAAGACGGCACAGACGTCACCCTCACGCTGGAGCAGGCGAACATTCTGAACGCCAACGGCATTTGCACGGCGCTCAAGTTTATGAATGGCTTCGTGGCGTGGGGCAACTACACCGCCTGCTACCCCAGCAACACCGACATCAAGGACTATTTCATCCCGATCAGCAGAATGTTCAAGTGGGTCGGCAACTCCCTCATCAAGACGTTCTGGTCGAAGACGGACAGCCCCATGAACCGGCGCCTGCTGGACA